TCTTTTGCAACATGTCCACAGTTATCACATTTCATCTCCCTATCGTTAGGTATAATTTCCCATTGATTACTCATTGAGTCATCGTGGTCGCTGATCCATTCGCGATAACTGTTCCATCATCGTAAATGTAGTAGACCTGCCCATCTATAATTTGAATGGTTTCATTTTCCTCGTTCATGATTTTTAATTAATCCTCCATCTACTTTTACGTCTCCCCAATTCGTATCAACTTCATTAAGGCTAACGGCAAACGGATAGAAATCCATGAACGGTTTAAATTCATTTATATTTTTATAATTGAATTTATGATCCACCGTATTTTCATATTTTTCTACCGCGTCTTCAATTCGTCTCATTAATCGATTAAAATCTTTGAGACATTCTAAGAGTTCGAGTTCAGCTTTTGCTGAGTTGATACTATAATCAACTTCGTAAGTTAGTGTCATATTCTTTCTTGCCTCCAGTTTCTAATAGCTTTTAATAAAAGTAGATTGTCTTTAATTAGGCCTTCATCAGCATAATTTCTACAATTAAGAACTAACCAAGTTCTTATCCGATATATGATTTCTTTATCAGTCATAATAAAGTTCCCGCTTTCTCAAAAGTAGTAAACAAGACTCCGCCATCGTTTCCCTCACTATCGGCACTCGGACACATCCAATGACCATCGGAAAAAATTATCTTGAGCGTTCCCTCAAATTCATCTCCGAGTCCATCGTGTTCGGTGACTCTTTGCACATCCGCAATTGTTCTTCCTTTAAGATGTACATAGGCGTTTTTTCTGAATGTCTCAGAGTAGTCTTCTATTGTTTCCATATTTATTTCTCCATTTGTTTTTGTATTTGAATATTCGTAAATATTCATGATTACTCAAAGCGAGTAATCAAAAATATTTATTGCTGATACTGTACCAAAAATCTTTCTCTTGATACTTGATACTTAAAGATGTCAAAGAAATAAGTTTTACCATCCTCTTGAGTCTCTCTTAGCGACTCCATATACATAACTCCATCGAGTTTGTATTTCTTACTCAATGCATTATCAAATGCTTTGAGATGGTCTCTATAAAAAAAATATTTTTCGTTCATGCTAATTCGATCTGCTCTACTTTCCATTTATACTTAGTTAATAAAAAATTAATAACTTTGTTCCATGTCTTTCCATGAAGTGCTGAGTCATAATCTGCCCAGATAAAACTATTATCCTCAGTGACAATAAAATAGTTATCTCCATTGGATAAACTTCCATAGCAGTGAGTAGTTCCACCATCTTTTCTTTTTACTTCAATCATTTTATTTTCTCCCTTGTATTTGAATACTGATAAGTATTCATGATTACTCAAAGCGAGTAATCAAAAGTACTTAGTAAACTGTTTCTTCTTTTTGAAGATCAAGTTTAAATTTTTCTAAGCGGTCAGCTAGGTCTTTACAAAGACAAACTGCTTTAAAGTTTCGCTTAGTTCTTGAGGATTTGTGTTCAGCGATTATCTGACAGTAATCCTCTTCTATCTTGCCTTGAAAAACTAAAGGCTGAACAAAGAGTTCAAACCCATGAAATTTTCCGAGTTCAATTTGAGTCATTAGAATTTCTCCATTTGTTTTTGTTGTTTCTTTATTAACGCCTCTTTGTATTTGTTTATAGTCACGTCAATAAATCTCGCTTCATGCTCCAAAGTTCTCTCGGATACTTTTAAAAGTAATTCAAGAGTTTTATTTGTTTTAAAGTTAGATGCGAACTCACTATCAATTTCAAATAGTTCGTTAATCTTGTCAAAAATTGTAGTGATATGATCTGCTTTTCTTTCGTCTGACTTTGTTATCTCATTAGCTTTGTACATTTTATTTTCTCCATTTATATTTTTGTTGAAAGGAAGAGTGAGCGGAGTCAATAATGCAAACAACAATCTCACTCACTCTTCGATTTGAATACAACTAGTATGTATTCACAACTGCCCTCAGCAATTGCAAGGGCAATTGAAAATACATAAAAGAAAAAAAATAAATATTCTTAATGGCAACTCAATCTCAGTGTCCTGTCCAATTAGGTTTGGAAGCTAATTGCGGTTGGTCGACTTATTGCCGTACAGTAAGTTAATCTATGGTGTCTGTCTTACTGCTCCGATGCCTTTACTAGTGACGAAAAAATTTATGCTCGAAAAATTAAAATTGAGTTTTTATAAACAATTGAAATTTTTGAGCCAAGCAGTCGTGCCTAGTAAATTGAACTAAATCTAATTTAAATTTTGGAGCAGTGTCGAGAGTCTGCAAGGCATTAACGTTCTCTAGCTGACCAAAAAATAAAAAACCAAATACTATTTTTTTCATATTTGGAATTCGGAGATTTAAAAAGTTCATTTGATAAAAATATACTTATTTATAATAAAATATCTACTTATATTATATCTATTATTATCCTTATTTATCGGGCTTTTTTTGATAAAAATTTATTAATCGCTTATAATTTTAGGCATTTACCGAGATTTTTTTCCGTTTTAAGACGTTTCTAGATAGGTTTTAAATCTGCTCGTGTGTGTTTGATCGTGGTTAGCGGTTAGCGGAACGTGGAATTTTTTTTAAAATAAAAATTTGAATTTTTTAGTGATCCGCCGATATTATTTATATGAAAGCGAAATTTAGAATTGGTCAGTTTGTGACTGAATTAAAAAAACCATCTCAAGATATTATGTCAGATGATAATTGGGAACAAAAAGGACTCGATGATATTTTAGGAAATGTCATTGTTCTTCAAATCAAAGAAATTGGAATTGAAGAGAATACTAACAAAAGATTTTATATCTTAGAAAGCGGTGCGGATAACTTGAGAGGATATACTCTCGGAGTTTATGAGGATGAGATACTCAAAGTTAAAAGTTATTATCAGCTAAATAAAATTGAGGGGTTTGATGAAGCGATAACTTTGGGAGAGTACTTTCGATATAAACATAATGTTCACTCGAACTCGTAAGGCTCTTCGATAAAATCCTCATACCAATTCATTTTAAAGTGAACGTCATCTCTATTCTCTTCTAATTGTTTAGAATATTTTATGAGATATTCTCCGATGTTCTTTAAAAAAATTTGTTGTTCCAATTTACTTTCTAAGCGGTCCACGATCAGCGGAACGTTGGTCACAAAATACATTCCGCTTGATCCAATAACATCAATGTCATCTTCATCTATTTGAAATGCAATATTAACTACTTTTGTTTTTTGTTCTTCGTCTTGTTTTTCTTTTTTGTATTTCTTTAAATCTATAATCATTATTAATTATTAATAGATAATTAATTTTATTTCTATTAGATAAATTATTATAAGAACTTCACACTCTTCACAGTACTATAAGTTTTTTGAAAAAATATTTTTTAAGAAAGAAAATTATTTTTAAACAAGTGTGATAGTGTGAAGAATGAGTTATTAGTATTGAGTTATATAGTATTTTACCATCACACTACTAGTTTTTAGAAGTGTGATAGTGTGAAGGGTTTGAGCGTTGGTACTAGGTAATTGGAGAAAAATTTAGAAAAATTATTATTATTAATAATATTTCTAAAAAAACTCATAGTACTAATAATTGCAATTTAAATTAAAAATATTAATAATTGTGTCACGCTATATTTTTTATGAGTAGAGAAAAGAATTTATATAAAATGGTGAAGGATAAACTATCTGATTTTAATCCTATTCGCATTGAAACAACTACTATTAATGGATTTCCAGATATGATTTTGTTTAATAAAAATAGACACGCTTTATTTATCGAATGTAAGGTTTGTGAACGTGATAAATTGATACAAAGCTTAAGACCGCATCAAAAATCATTCCATCATAAATACTGTCAGATATTTGGAAATCTATTTATCTTGCAACGCTCTCTCAAAGAGAGAAGAATTTTTCTGTACAGATCGATCTTTTTGAACTTCTTGGGGCAAAACGCTGACCACTCACCGCTGACCGATGTTTCATTGGGTGAAACATGGCAACCGATCCGCGAAATTTTAAATGATGACCACTAAATATAGACACATCGATCCGCGATACGTGAAAAACGTTGATAAATATATACTTATCTGTTCCTATAATACATATTATGCAACAATCTCAGCTTTACGCGATCCGATGCTTAGGTACTTAGAGAAAATGAAACTGAGGATCAAAAAAAATTTGCCCCACCCCCAAAAATATAGCCCCAAAAATATATGCGCTCGGCTAGGGTTTGCAACATATTCACACTGATGGAACAAAATTTACACATGGATTATAAAAATTTAGATACACAACAATTAAAGGCGATGGTTTTACTTCGTCAAAAGCAAGAACAAGAATTTGCTAGAGCAAATTTCATGAGTTTTGTAAAGGCGGTATGGCCAGAGTTCGTAGAAGGACCCCATCATTTAAGAACCTCTGAACAATTTCAAAAATTTTCAGCTGATAAGGCGCAGAGATTGATTATTAATATGCCCCCAAGACACACAAAGTCCGAGTTTGCTAGTTATCTGTTCCCAGCGTGGATGATGGGACTTAATCCTAGATTAAAAATTATTCAGGCAACGCACACAGGTGAGCTTGCCGTCAGGTTTGGTAGAAAAATAAGAAACTTAATGAACACTAAAGAATATAAACGCATCTTTCCTAATGTAACTCTACGAACGGACAACCAAGCTGCTGGTAGATGGGAAACAAATCATGGTGGTGAGTATTTTGCGGCTGGTGTTGGAGGTGCTATTACTGGTCGTGGTGCGGATTTATTGATTATTGACGATCCACATAGTGAACAGGATGCATTATCATCAACTGCAATGGAGAATGCCTATGAATGGTATACCTCGGGTCCTCGACAGCGTTTACAACCTGGTGGATCAATTGCAATTGTGATGACAAGATGGTCTCAAAAAGACTTAACTGCTAACTTGGTTAAGAAAATGGCAGAACCAAAGGCAGATAAGTGGGAAGTTATAGAGTTTCCTGCTATCTTAGATGATGACGATGAAGAGAAACGTAAACCTATTTGGCCTCAGTACTGGAAACTAGAAGAATTAGATAAAGTTAAGGCTTCGCTGGTACCAAGTAAGTGGAATGCCCAGTGGCAACAAAACCCCACCTATGATGGAACTAGTATTATTAAACGTGAGTGGTGGAATATTTGGGAAAAACCTCATCCACCAGAGTGCGCTTTCATTATTCAAAGCTATGACACTGCATTTTCTAAAAAAGAAACCGCTGACTACTCTGCAATTACCACTTGGGGTATCTTTCATCCAGACGAAGGACCCGAAACGCATTTAATATTACTTGCATCCACTAAAGGTCGGTGGGATTTTCCTGAATTAAAGCAGGTTGCCAAGCAACAATTACAAAAATTTGATCCTGACAGTGTAATTATTGAGGCAAAGGCATCAGGGACACCCTTGATACATGAGCTTAGACGATTTGGCGTTTATGCTACCGCATTTTCCCCGAACCGCGGTATGGACAAACATGTTCGCTTGAATACAGTCTCCCCTATCTTTGAAGCGGGTCACGTTTGGCGGACCGATGACAGTTGGGCACTAGAATTACAAGAGGAATTAGCATCTTTTCCTTATGGAGAGCACGATGACTTAGTTGACGCGACTACATTAGCTCTGATAAGATATCGAGAAGGAAACTTCGTCAAATTATATGATGATGACGAGGATATTGATGAACCAGTGAGACATGACAAATATGAGTACTACTAAAAAATTAATTAATCCTGAAGACAGGAGACTAAAACAAAAATTAACCCCCAAGCAAATGCTGTTTGTGACAAACTATGTTCAGGGAACGCTGACAGGTAAAATATCTGCGGCGGAGGCGGCACGCCAAGCGGGATACTCGAAGGATAGGGCAAGACAAACTGCCCACGAATTACTTAATCCTCAGATAAGCCCCTTTGTTGTGGAGGCAGTTAATGAATTAAAACAAGATTTGTATGAGACGGCTGGCGTTTCGATGGCATCGCACCTCTCATCGCTGAAAGATATCCGCGAAGCGGCACTCGAGGGTAAGCACTACTCTGCTGCCGTTAATGCAGAGGTGAACCGCGGTCGGGTGGCAGGCTTCTACGATAATAAAGCGCAAGTGGAGAACTCGCTCGATAGTATGAGCAAAGAAGAATTAATTAAAGTTTTACAAAACTATGATAAGCTAGGCATTCAACAGGATCGTGGTCTGATCGTTCAGGATGATATGAACAGCGAACCGCGGACAGTGGAAGGTGACTAGATGGCTTCTAAGTTTATAATAGATGATGCGTTAATATCAGATATGCTGAATTTTTCGGCGAAACCTGCACCGACATATCGGCAAGCGGAAGACGCATCCATGAGAGGATTAGAGTCTCTCCTTATCCCCGATGCGCCAGGACAACCCGAGGGAGAAGCAGTGTTTCCGCAGACAGCGGTCAGCGAGCAGTCGTTCTTAGACAAGCTTCCCTTTTTCACCGACACATCCAAAATAGATTTATCCAAAGCACCAGGCGATCGTGGTCGCTTCGATATCACCGAAAAAAATATTAAAGAGTTGGGTAATGCATTCAAAGGAATTATGGATGTACACAGCGAAGGATTAAAGCAACTCGATGAGGATTTTGCCGATGACCCTGTTGCAAAGAACGCTCTGAAAGCCTTAGGCTATCTATCAACAGGAACGAATTTAGCAATCACCGCAGGCTTCTCTCCCTTTACAGTGGGAACAGCGTACGTTGGTGATCTCATTGCCAATGTCACAGGAGATGAAACCACAGGAAGACAACTGTTTCGTGACTTGAATACTTTTCTGATAGGTAAAGGGGGAGAGGCTCCCGTCACCATTAAAATACCCTCAAAGAAGGGTGTGGTAAATGCTACCGTTAATAAGGATGGATCGATTAACGTTGGCGATAAAACATATGGCGGCGACTTAAATTTAAATAGAGCGCAGTTCATGGAACTCGTTCGAAGAGAAACATTTGGCTCTGCTAGAGAAACAGGCAATCTTAATTTGATGCCACTGCGAGAGGATGGACTTCCCTCACCAACTATACGTAAAACAGAGATACCAAAAGTAGAGGTTAAAGATATTCCAGATAATACTCCAATCAATGTTAAACCTGTTCCAAAGAAGGTAGCCATTGACAAAGGAATGAGTGAGAATGAGGGAGTCTACATGGCTAATGTAGATGGTAAGAATGTTGATCTCAAAGATAAAACATTCAACACTGCCAATATTTCTGTGACCCCTGAGGGTGTTCCAAAGTTTGATGTTCAAAATGTTATTAATAGAGATATTGAAAAACCAGAGGGAGTTAAGTCTAAAAAAGTAAAAGTAAATTTATTTAAAAAATCAGCAGGGTGGAAATGGTTAGATAAACCTGAGAACGGTAACGATAATTTTTTAGTTTCTATTGAAAGAGGGGAGAAGTCTCCTGAAGGAAAATCAATTACTAAGCATTATTATACCTTGAATACTGACATGACCGCTGATACTCAGCTCAAGTATTATCCTAATCAAAAAAGTGAGCCTCGACTAAGACCGACTGCCTATGATGATTTAATTTTTGGTAACAAAGTGGGAGAGATTGATGTTCGAGGAAAGAAACACCCTGTCTATGACACAATTGAAGTAGCACCTCCAAAGCAGGCGGTGGGAGCGGATGTTACTCCTACTGTTGAACCCAAGTATCACCCTCTTGATAGAGTTTTTAAACAACAAATAAGAGAAGTATTGTCTACTGATTTATTGAGTCCTCAATATTTAGCTAAACTAGAAAAAGATTCTGATATTAGTTGTGGTCAGTGTTATGCGGCAGCAGAGGCATTGTACCATAAATGGGGAAAGTTTAATGGATTCACTCCAAAGTATTTAAAATCCAAAGATTTTCCTGAGGGATTACCTGAGGGAGATACACACTGGTTTTTACAAAATAACAAAACAAAAGAAATACTAGATCCCACAGCGGAACAGTTTGGTGGTACCCCTATTCCCTATGAGAAAGGAACTGGAGCAGGTTTTCAAACTAAAGAACCAGCAAAAAATAAAGGTAAAGAAGTTTTAAATAGATTAGGAACAGAAAAAGTAATTCAAACCCCCAGTGGAGTTGTTCTTGACTTTGCAAATCAAAAAGGAATTGAAAAAGAAGGTGCGGATCTTAGTGGCTACATTGATCAAGTAAATTATGATATAGAAAATAACTTTCCTGAAAGAAAAAATTTAGGTGAATTAAAAAACATTACAGGTGATGATCCTCGTTTCATGGTTGGCTTTACAACAAAAGAGGGTAACCAAGGTTATATTACGGGATACGGAACTGAAAAGAATGTAGGCTTTGTTGAGTACTTTGCTAATTTAGGTACTAAGGAAAAAGCTAGTGGAGAAACTCCATCTCCTTTGAAGCCTTCAGAATTAAAAGAGATAATTAATGAGTTAAAAAAGCATTATGGCTTTCGACAGTTTGCAGGTGATAGAATTACAGGAGTAAGAGATCAAAACAGAAAATCAGGACAAAGCAACGTTGAAGATTTATTTGCAATAACACCTAAACCAGAATCAGCAGTTGATTTGATGGTTAATCCTTTCACCGCTGACATTGCTAAATCAGGAAAAATAAAAAAAGAAGACATTGCAAGATTTTTTGACGAAAGACCTACTAGAGATATCAATGATCCTAAAGCATTTAAAGAAATGGTTAATGAAGCAGTTGATGAAATCTATTATCAACTACAACAAGAGGTAACAGGAGAAGGTTGGTATGATGAAGGAGTTAAAAAGGCAATGAAGATAGCTGAAAAAATAAATCCTAAATTTAAAAATAATCCTGACCTAAAAGATTTAATTTTGTTTACAACAGCCATAGCTTCCTCAGGAGTTAGTGTTGGTTTAGATTTTAAAGTAGGTTTACAAGTTGCTGATATATTTGCTGACACTGGTCAAATACCTTTAACAAATCCTTATACGGGAGATGGCTGGACAGTAAGAGGATCTAACTTAGCTAAACAATTAAGCCTTGCTAATAATTATATTCAAAAAAACGGTCTTTCAGCTTTCTTAGAGTTTTTACATACAGAGATGACAGGAAGAGAATTACAAAATTTTAGAAAAGAATACGGTAATTTAGGTCCATCTAAAGGAGTTAAAATGGATGAGATTTATACAGGGGATAGAGCTTTTGGTCCTAAGATTGGTGAATTTATGGCTAATCTGTATGGAACAGCTGATAATAATGTTGTTGATATGTGGAATGTAAGATCGATGAATAGACTTATAGGAGATATGTTTGTTAGAGATAAAAACGGTAAAGTTGTTTTAAATAATAAAGGCGAACCCATTATAAAAGATGGATTTCCTACTATTACAATGAAAAGAAAATTTGATGAATTTATGCAAGCTGTAGCTAATATTATAGGTAAATCAGTTCGTGACACGCAAGCGATTAGATGGTATTTTGAACAAGGATTATATACTCAGTTAGGAAAAAAAAGTGTACCAAAAGACTACGGAACAGCAGCTCAAGAAGTCCTTGAAGCAAAACAATCAAACAACTCCCCTACAGGCGTTTCATCGAGCAAGACTTCAGGTGTTAAAAGCAAGACACCAACAAAAAAAGCCCAAGGTGGTAGTATAAGTATTCCCCAAAGACGATCACTTGTAAATGATGGGTTAGTTGATATAAATACTATTATTGGAAAAATAAATTATGGCAACTAACACCGACAAAGGTCTATATCAAACAGGAGAGAAACCTGAATTAGAGATTATCAAATCGGAAACTGAAGTAGAAATTGACGGTCAACCAATCCCGACTCCCGAAGGACTAGAGATTGAAATGGATGAAGAGGGAGGAGCAACTCTCGACTTCGATCCGCTGTCCAAGCTTCCCGATGAAGTAGAGTTCTATTCCAACTTAGCAGAAGTTTTAGATGATCAACTCTTAGGAAGAATATCCTCCGAACTTTTAGATGACTTAGAGAGTGACCGCGCCTCCCGTAAAGATTGGGAAGACTCTTACATTAAGGGTTTAGATTTATTAGGAATTAAATATGAAAGACGCACTCGACCCTTCACAGGTGCGAGTGGTGTTACCCATCCGCTGTTAGCGGAGAGTGCCACTCAGTTTCAGGCATCGGCCTACAAGGAGTTACTACCTTCAGGAGGTCCTGTTCGAACTGTGATGATGGGAGAAGAAAGTCCTGATAAGTATGCGAGAGCACAGCGTGTTCAAGAGTACATGAATTATCAGCTCATGAACAGAATGGAAGACTTTACCCCTGAGTATGATCAAATGTTATTTTATCTCCCTCTAGCTGGCAGCACATTTAAAAAAGTTTATTATGATGAGTTAATGGATAGAGCTGTATCAAAGTTTGTTCCAGCCGAAGACTTAGTCGTCAACTACATGACATCTGATTTAGATAGTTGTGACCGCATCTGTCAAATTGTTAATATGAGTTATAATGATTTTAGGAAAAAGCAAGTTTCAGGATTTTATAAAGATATTGATCTTGATCCCGATCAAGTAAATCCAAGTGAAGTTAAGAAAAAATATGATGAGATAGAAGGTTTAAAGCAAAACGAAAGAGACAAGTATGTTCGATTATATGAGTTTCATGTTTCCTTAGACATCGAGGGTTTTGAAGATAAAGATGAGATGGGTGAAACCACAGGAATTAAAATACCTTACATTGTAACAATTGAGGACGGATCTAGTGAGATTGTGGGTATTAGAAGAAACTACGATAAAGACGATCCGAAGAAAATGAAGAAGCAGTACTTTGTTCATTATAAATTTTTACCAGGATTAGGTTTTTATGGTTTTGGTTTACTGCATGTTATTGGTTCTCTATCCAGAGCAGCAACATCAATTCTTCGTCAGTTAATTGATGCGGGATCATTATCTAATTTACCCGCTGGTTTTAAATCAAGAGGAATAAAAATTAGAGATGATGCAGAGCCTATTCAACCAGGTGAGTTTAGAGATATTGATGCACCCAACGGTGATCTTCGAAACGCTTTAATGCCTCTCCCTTACAAAGAACCCTCTCAAACTTTGTATAGTCTATTAGGTTTTGTAGTGCAGTCAGGACAAAGATTTGCAGCTATCACTGATTTACAGGTAGGCGATGCAAATCAAAATGCTCCTGTCGGTACAACAATGGCTTTACTGGAGAGAGGATCTAAAGTTATGTCCGCGATCCATAAGAGATGTTACTATTCTCAAAAAAAAGAATTCAGACTACTTTTTAAGGTCTTTGGGGATTACCTTCCTGAAACGTATCCTTACGCAGTAGAGGGTGCAGATCGCACTATTAAAGCGGAAGACTTTAGTGAGCAAGTAGATGTACTACCAGTCTCTGATCCTAATATTTTTTCTATGACTCAGAGAGTGACCTTAGCTCAAACTGAATTACAGTTAGCTCAAAGTGCTCCTGACTTACACAACATGAAAGAGGCATACAGAAGAATGTATGAGGCTTTGGGTGTTAAAGATGTAGATCAGATGTTAAGAAAAGATACTCCTGTTGAGCCAAAAGATCCAGCAATGGAGCACGCTGATCTATTAGATGGCAATTTATTAAAAGCATATGAAGGACAAGATCACGATGCGCATATTCAGAATCATATTATATTTGGCACTAATCAAATGATTTTAGGTAATCCTCCAATGGCAATGAAATTACAAAAACATATTTTAGAACATATTTCTCTCAAGGCAAAAGAGCAGGCAATGTTCTTAGCACAGCAAGGTCAAGTTCCACAGGATCAACTTGATCCTGTCATCGCAAAACTAGAAGCTCAATTTATGGTTGAGTTAAAACAGATGTCACAACAGTTATCGGGAGGAGGACAACCTGACCCCGTGGTTCAGTTAAAACAACAAGAGTTACAGCAGGATGCTCAAAAAGATCAAATGGATGCACAGGTAGACGCTGCTAAATTACAGTTGGATGCTGAAAGATTAAAACAAAGAACAGCTATTGATCAAGCAAGAATACAAAAAGATTATGATATCGCAGATAAACGTGCCGAAGTTCAATATGATAAGATGACTAATCAAACCTTGAATCAAGCGAGAAGAGATGCCTCTAACCAAAAAGGGTAGTAAAATTATGTCTGCCATGAAAAAAAATTATGGCAAAAAAAAAGGGGAGCAAATATTCTACGCTTCTAAAAATAAAGGTACAATAAAGAAAGTAGAAAAGAAAAATGGAAAGTAAATTAAAAGCAGGGTATGTTATAGATATAATGGATGAAACAACACAAAGAAGAGTTCAAAAAATTATTGATAGCACAAGAGATTTTGTTCAAGAACAAGCTGAACAAGGTATTGATTTAATAGAATTAGCTCAGGTTATGCTTTCAATGAGTAGAGAAGCTATGGTTGACGTTTATGGGGAAGTTGTTGCAGATAGCTATATTAAACAACAAATTAGTTATTTGAAAAATTCTGAAAATAGTTTAACATTACATTAATGACTAAACGATTAACAAAAACAATTCCTCCAAAAAAAGGACCTAAGTCACAAGGTATGGATATTCCCTATGGAAAAATAGTACCAGTTGGCGCTGTTCCTGAGGATAAGAAGCGTAAACGTGGCTATGGAATAGCATCAAAAGGACTTAAATTCGAAGGAGTATTCTAATGCAAAAATGGATTAAGGACCTTTGGGATAAACACCCAAAGAAAAAATGGCTCGTAATCGGTTTACTAATCGGTTGGGTAGCTGCTCAATATATCTAATCAATGTTATCTAAATTATTAGGCGGATCTTTAGTAGACACTGTCGGTAAAGTTATTGACAGTGTCCACACTTCGGAAGAAGAAAAAGGTCAAATTAAAATAAAATTACAACAATTAGAAAACGAAATTAATTCTAAACAAATGGATATAAACTTAGCTGATGCTAAGTCTACTGCTACAGGTATTGGCGGTATCATGCAAAGATCTTGGAGGCCTTTGATTGGTATGTCCTGTGCTCTAGCTATATTTTGGGAATATGTTTTAAAACAATTCTTAGTGTTTATATTGGCAGCGTTTAGTGTAGATCATGCACCTTTACCTGAGCTTGACATGTCGACTTTATTTCCGCTTGTCACAGCTTTACTTGGGATGGCGGGCTTGCGTAGCTTCGAAAAAAGTAAGAAAATTACGAAATAGTGGCTTACTTTGATTATGAGGTAACTAAGCTTATTAAAGATAAGATACAAGCATTGGAGGAAGAGATAACCTCGATGAATGTTAACTCTTTTGAAGATTATAAATATTGTTTGGGTAAACTTCATGAAATGCAAAAGTTTCAACGAGACTATAAAGAGATTATGGAAAGGATGAATAAAGATGAGTAGTTTAATACTGCCAGAAGGGCTTAAAAAAGCCGTTAATAAAAAAAAGAAAGAAGAGAATGAAAAACCTGCTATGGAAAGAGTTCCTCAGGCAACAGGTTGGAGAATGGTTATATTACCTTATAAAGGTGTAGAAAAAACAAAAGGTGGCTTGTTACTTACTGATAAAGCTATCGAGGAACAACAACTCACTACTAATGTGGGTTTAATTTTAAGTATGGGTTCTGATGCTTACGCTGATAAAAATAAATTTCCCAATGGACCTTGGTGTAAAAAAGGAGATTGGGTAGTGTTTGCTAAATATGCTGGCTCCAGAGTCAAAATTGAAGGCGGAGAAATACGTATTCTTAATGACGATGAAATATTAGCAAAGTTGAAAGATCCGAAAGATGTATTAACTATCTATTAAGGAGATAAAAATGACTGAAGAAAAAATGGTAGACCTTGACACTACTGGCGAGAGTCAAGAGGTTGAACTTCAAGAAGAAGAATCTACTAAAGAAGAAAAAGTCGAAGAAGAAAAAGTAGAAGCTTCCACTGAAGAAAAACAACAAGAAAAAACTGAAGAAGATGATTCTAAAGATGATGGTTTAGATAAATACTCTAAAAATGTTCAAAGAAGAATTAAAAAACTTCTAGACAGAGTAGAAAAAACTGAACAACGCGAACAAGAGGCTCTTCGTTTTGCAGAAACTGCAAAGAAAAAATATGAAGATTATGAAAATAAAATAAAGTCTCTTGATGAAAACTATCTTTCAGAGTATGAGACAAGAGTACAGTCTCAAATTGAACAAGCTAAAAAATCTTATCAAGATGCTTTGTATAATAATGATGTTAATGCTCAAGTTGAGTCTCAAAGAGCTTTAACAAGATTAGCAATTGAAGAAGAAAGAGCTATAGCTTCTAAACAACAAAGAGAGCAGCTGTTAAAACAACAAGAAGGCTTGATGGCTGAAAAACAACAGCCACAACAAGCTCAACCAAGACAGCCTGATCCAAGGGCTGAACAGTGGGCGGAAGAAAATAAATGGTTTGGTCAAGATGAAGCAATGACTTTTACTGCTTTAGCCCATCATAAAAAACTTTTAAAGGAAGGGTTTGATCCTAAAAGTGATGATTATTATGAGGAAATTAATGATTATATGAAGAATCAATTTCCCAATAAATTTAATCAAAAAGAAGAAGTGAAAGAAAAAGCTCCTCAAACAGTTGCTGGAACTTCACGGACATCAAAAACAAGCGGTTCTAAAAAGGTAAAACTAACTCCTAGTCAAGTAGCGATTGCAAAAAAACTAGGTCTTACTCTTGAACAATACGCAAAATATGTATAGATTGGAGATAATATGGTAAATAAAACGTCAAGATCTAATGAGACTAGGGAAAAAACAGCTCGTAAAAAAGGTTGGACTAGACCCTCTTCATTAGACGCACCCCCAGCACCTGAAGGTTTTAAACACAGATGGATTAGGGAATCAGTCAGAGGATTTGATGATACGAAAAATATCATGGGAAAATTACGAGAAGGTTGGGAATTAGTCCGAGCCGATGAGTATCCTGATTGGCAACTTCCTACCATTGATGATGGAAAACACGCTGGTGTGATAGGGGTAGGTGGGTTACTGTTAGCTCGTATGCCAGTAGAAACTGTTGAAGAGAGAAACTCTTATTACAAAAACTTAACCGAGAGCCAAAAAGAGGCTGTCGACAGCGATCTACTGAAGATTGAGGATCCTCGGATGCCGATCAGTAAACCCCAAAGACAAACCAAAGTAACTTTTGGTTCAGGAAACAAGTCGTAATCGGCACGGTTTGTTAAACGACCAATACTAACAACGTATTACAAAGGAGTAATATTATGGCAAATCAACAAGGAAACTTTGGATTTCGTCCAGTGCTAATGCTAGGTTCTGCATATCAGGGTCAAGGTCAACAACAAATGACCATAGCTAGCAACGAAACGAATTCCATTTTTATGGGAGATCCTGTCGTGTTAAACGCAAACGGATCAATCTCTCGTGGGTCCTCTGCTGGTGCTGAGCTTGTTGGTGTTTTCAATGGTTGTTTCTATACAGACCCAACTTCACAAAAACCAACTTTCTCAAACCACTATCCAGGGGCAATTGTAGCTGATGATATCGTTGCAAACGTAATCAGTGACCCAGACGTAGTGTTTGAAGTCAAATGTGACGATGCAAACGCTGGACGAGCGCAAGTCGGTTCAACTGCTAATATCGCAACTTATGCAGCAGGATCTACCAAATCAGGTATTTCAGGCGTATCAATTGACGGTAGTACATTTGCAACTAGCAACGCTTCAAACTTCGCTGTTTATGATCTTTCAACAGATCCTGACAACAGTGACTATACTGCTGCTAACGCTAACATTCTTGTTAGAATTAACAAACATCAGTATAGAGATACCACAGGAATCTAAACTATGGCTATATCTAGAAGTCAACTCGTTAAAGAGTTAGAACCAGGTCTAAACGCACTGTTTGGCTTGGAGTACGCAAGGTATGAAAACGAACACGCAGAAATCTTTGACAACGAATCTTCAGACAGAGCGTTTGAAGAAGAAGTAATGTTATCAGGTTTCGGTTCTGCACCATCAAAAGCAGAAGGTGCTGGCATATCTTATGACACAGCGGTCGAAGCATACACTTCACGTTATACACACGAAACAATTGCATTAGGTTTTGCAATAACAGAAGAGGCAATCGAAGATAATCTTTATGATCAGCTTTCTTCTCGTTACACAAAAGCTCTTGCAAGATCAATGGCAAACACAAAGCAAGTAAAAGGTGCTGATGTTCTAAACACAGCCTTTGCTGCTGCGGGTGCTTCAGGAACTAATCCTGGTGGTGATGGTGTATCACTTATTAATACACAACACCCACTAGCACAAGGTGGTCTTTTATCAAACAGATTAGCAACAGATGCTGATTTGAATGAAACATCACTTGAGCAGTCATTAATTGACATTGCTGCATTCGTGGATGAGCGTGGTCTTAAAATAGCCACTCAAGGTAGAAAACTTATAATTCCAAAAGAATTACAGTTTACTGCTGACAGATTAATGGCTTCAGCTTTAAGAACAGGAACTGCTGATAACGACATTAACGCAATCAGAAATATGGGAATGATTCCTGAAGGTTATGTAGTGAACCACTTCTTAACTGATGTGAACGCATTCTTCATTAAAACTGATGCACCTAATGGTCTAAAGCATTTCACAAGAACTGCTCTTTCCACAAATATGGAAGGCGACTTTGATACAGGTAACGTAAGATATAAAGCTAGAGAGAGATACTCATTTGGTTTCTCAGATCCTAGAGGTATTTTCGGAACTTCAGGCGCATAATAAATAATTAACTTAATAAGAAGGGCGTATGTCTTTGACTGCGCCCTTTTTTTATGTCAAAATATAACTTTATTAACCCTATGACCCTTCGGGGACTATTAACAAAAGGAGATAGACATGGGAACAACTACATTTTCGGGTCCAGTAAAA